GGTCGCGGAAGGATTCAATGCCACCAAGAGTATCAAAATCTTGTATGGTGGACTTCAAATCATCATAAATTCCTTGATGATTCAATTTTGAGCGAATGGATCCTGCACCAAATGGATCTGGTGCAATTGGAGCAATGTCGCGAAACATCGCTTCCTTAATCCAAGCATACAATTTTGCACTAACTGATTCCTTGTAATGTGTACGAAGGTAAAAGAAAAGTGTTGTAAAAACGCTCGTGAAATTTTCGGCACTGGCAAGACCTGCTAAAAGCATGGTAAGGTCTTCAGTTCGACTCGCTAGGTTGGAAAGTAACTCTGACGGATCGGTGCCTTTGTACGCAACTTGTTCCTTGCAATTATCAAGTTCATCTGCTGCGCGGGTGACCTGTTGGAGGGTTTCAACTCGATTCTTGAGATTCTGGAAAAACCTTCCTTGTGGGTCCAACTCTGGAGCAGGGTTTTGTTCTGCATGCTTAGCTTTCGCTTTGGCAATTAGATCATCCCGTTTCTCTTGTTGTTTTGCTAGAATTTCCTTTCCAGCGGGGGTGTTGTGCAACCGATGGTGTCGGTATGCACGGGTTGCCGCTATTACAGCATAGTCACGAGGTGATAATACAATCACCTTTTTCTTAGCTATAGAGCGCGCCAGTCGGTCTGGCATTTGGACACAAAATCTCAGAGCGTTATATTTCATTCTGAAGATTTTTGCGTGTTCCTTAAGTGTCTGGGGAACAAATGTAGATTGTTTTTGCAATCTTTTAGCGGCACGCTTTTTCGCGCGATACCGCATGCGTTTCCTTTTTACGTAGTCGGAACGCTGCGTTTCTTTAGATGGGATTAAATCTTCCCAATCTTCTTCAACATATCTGTCATCAAGACCTGATTCATGTTGGGGCAGAGTACTGCAGTCAAATCCAGCGGCCAAGCTGGCGTCGTGCTTCTCGGTTTGGAAACCGATGGCGGAGCCTCCCAGATTATTACATTCACTTATAATGGACATTATTCATGAGGCTGTTACAGTTCTTTCTAGTACTGTTAAACTAGTCAAAATCAAGAAGGAAATTAATCAACTTCTATGACGTCGAGAAAAGGACACTAATAAATCAATGTCAACGTAAATGTGGGGTTTGATACCCACATATAAGAGTATTTGGAAAGTGCACGAATACCACGGGCACTCGTAACGCAATCTCTAACCTATCACACTGGTT